TGAGTAACAAGGACTGCATCATTTACGACTTTGAGACACTGGGTCAGAAACCGACATCGGCGGTCCTGTGCCTCGCTGCTCTACGATTTAACGAGGATCGTTATCTCAGTGACGAGCCGTATACCTATAAGGAACTCTTAGATTCTGCACGATTCATTAAGTTCTCTGTACGAGAACAGGTCGAGATGTACGGTCGTAGAATCGATAAGTCAACGATCGACTGGTGGAAGGAACAGTCTCGAGAAGCACAGGAACTGATCAAGGAATCGGAGACGGATCGTTCACTTGCAGATATCGTTCCGTTCTTTCAAGATCTTATCGTCGATCCGTCACAGATCTCTAAGGTCTATACTCGCGGCAATACGTTCGATCCTATCTTTCTCGACTCGATTCTCGAGAACGTAAAGTCACCGGAGGTCTATAATTGGTGGACCGTTCGTGATACTCGCTCTATGATCGATGGTTTATCGTTCGGATCCGGACTCAAGAACACTTTTATGGTACCCGGTCTAGAGGATTCGTTCATACATCACGATCCGATTCACGACATTGCGATGGACGTTATGCGTATGCAGTTTCTTGTAAGAGAGACGATGGCTGTTGATGAGTAGCGGTAAGTGGCATGGTGGTAAGGGCGACCGACGTCGTCGTGGTGCAGACGACGATAAGTATCGTGCCGGTTGGTATCGTATCTTTAGTAATGGAGACTCTGTGAATGGCACAAAGCAAAAAGAAGGAAGAAAATAAACTTACACCGTTTTCGTTCGTAAACGAGATCAACACTGGTAAGCGTAACATTATGCTTGACCAAAACGGTGATCATTCGGATCTGCTTGAGCGAGTCTATAATCCATATATCACAAATCGGTCACTCTCGTACTTTAATGATTCGGTCCTACACGCAAACGAGATGAACAAGAATCATCATCTTGATTCACGGCTTCAAAATGATTACTTATTACACGCTATACGTAAGCGCAAAAGATTCAGCAAATGGATGAAGCCAGATGATAATGAATCCATTAATGCAATCAAAAAGGTATATCATTATAGTGATGAGAAGGCAGATGCAGTACTTAGCATTTTAACCGATGATCAACTAAAGGTGTTAAAGCAAAAAGTATTCAAAGGCGGTCGCACCTAGAACCATCTAATCCATGGTATCTCGACACTGACTGTTTCTGACCTGACCAACCACATTTTGGACATGTAGCATGTGGTCTGGTTTTAGCAGCTTTACTCATCCTTTTGCGCGTTTCTTCAGATTGAGTTTTGCCTAACATGCCTTTTGTTGGATTCGCTAGCATATATTCACGCATCTTCTGTTTTCTTTCTTCTGATGCTGGTTTATATTTTTTGCCTAAACCGGGCGGTGGTAACTTTTTTCTAGTCTCTGACATTTTATGACGAGTTTTATCCGTAGGCATTAACTCGCCTACACCGCCATTGCCACCAACACACATATTATACGATTGGCGATTATTAACTGTATCTTCTGTTATGATTTCTTTCTCTTTATTAAATGCATCTTCTCTTGTATTAAAAAAGTATAGTATTTCTCTAGTAAAGTTTTCTTCACCATATTTACTTACTGATTGTAATAATCTGACTCCAGACCCAAGGTATCCATCGTTTAAGTCATCTGTGGAATGAACACCAATATACCACTTACCGTTGATAATATTGGTAGTCTTGTAAATAAAATGATAAATAGACATGCTGGCACTCCTATACAGTGTTAGAATGGATGGAGGCGCCCACCTCGCGATCCATATCTATTTATAACATTTATGATTTTATAAATAATTAGGAACAACTGAGTTGGATGATCTTGATGCCGTGAAGACTTATTATGGTTATAGTAATGAAAAAGCACGCCAAGTCCTGACTCTGTTGAATAATGATCAACTTACTGAATTGAAACAAAGGGTCTATAAAGGTGGCTATACAAACAACAAATCATCAGCAAGACGCTCCGGCCGTTGAGAAGCCTCGACCACAAAACGAGGATAGGCCGGTAGAGTGGACTCCGGCAATGATGCTCGAGGTCTCTCTCAGAGAGCCGGACGACTTCCTTAAGGTACGTGAAACACTGACACGCATCGGTGTCGCATCTCGACGCGAGAACAAACTCTTTCAGTCGTGCCACATCCTTCATAAGCAGGGTCGGTACTTTATCGTACACTTTAAGGAGTTGTTTCTTCTGGACGGTAAACCATCGAATCTGATGGAGAACGACCTGAGCCGTCGCAATACAATCGTGACTCTTTTGTCGGACTGGGGTCTCGTTGAACCGGTGAATCCCGATCAGTTGTCGAATACTGCTCCTCTGAGGCAGATCAAGATCATCTCGTATCGTGATAAGGATAACTGGGAACTCTGCGCCAAATACAACATCGGTGCAACATCTAAGAAAGTATAAATAATCTTGGATCGCCTAATAGGGATCCATTTGTTGAAAACTCGCTTAATAAAGGAGAAGCAATATGACACATCTTAACTATCCGACGTTTGATCACTGGGATAATATGTTCAAAGGTGCCGACAAATTTCTGGTTGGCTACGACCGGTTGCACGATCAGTTGTCCCGAGTTCACGATCAGATGGCCAAAAACATTCCAAACTATCCGCCATATAATATCCGTAAGAAGGATGAGAATACTTACGTCATCGAGATGGCGGTTGCCGGATTCGGAGAGTCAGAGATCGAGATCACTCTCAACGACGATAAGCTGACCGTCGAAGGATCTGCAAACGAATCTAATGACGATGTTCTCTACCACGGTCTTGCCCTCCGCAACTTTACTCGAGCCTTTACTCTGAATGATCAGATTGAGATTAAAGAGGCGGAGATGGTCAACGGTCTTCTTAAGATCTGGCTCGAGCGTATTGTGCCTGAGTCCAAAAAGCCTAAGAAGATTGAAATTAATTCGGATAAGGAAAAGACACTCCTTAACGAATAATCACTACTAGGTAACACGGCCCCCGTCAGTATCTGCTGCTCGGGGGTTCTTTTCTCTCTATACAATGGAGTATATTATGTCACCTGAAACTAAAATCGTGCGTCTCTCAACCGGTGAAGAACTTATCTGTACCTTGACCAGCGAATCGACATCATCTCGTGGTACGGTATATCACCTGTCTGACATCGCTATTCTGATTCCTACTGAAGCAAATCAACTCGGTCTCGCACCGTTCATGCCGTATTCGACCGGTATTACTTCGGGCGTTGATATTGCAGAAAAGGACGTCATGTTCGTTACCGATCCGGTGGACGATCTTCTGTCGCAGTATCAGAATATGTTCTCAAAAATCGTAACTCCAAAGCAGCAGATCAGTACGGCAGTCTAGTTTTACAACCTCCTTGTATTTTGATATAATGGTCTTCAGTAAAGTGAATGGAGGTGTTCATGACGGCAGCGTTCTATACCTGCGTCAATCGGTACGGATCAAAGATTCTGTATCGTGGCTACGACGAGACGGGACAGAGAGTAGCACGTAAAGAAACGTTCTCTCCGACTCTCTATGTTCCGTCTCAAAGAGGCGAGACCGGATATCGCGCACTTGACGGTACTCCCGTCGAGCCGCGCGAGTTCGATACCATGCGTGATGCAAAGCAGTACATCGAGCAGTATAAGGAAGTCGATAACTTTACGGTTTACGGTAACGAGAACTATCTTGCTCAGTACATCTACGATCGGTTTCCTACCGATCCAGAGTTCGATCGATCTCGCATTAACGTCACAACGATCGATATCGAGGTGCAGTCGAACGACGGCTTTCCGTTTCCCGAGGAGGCTCGTCATGAAGTTACTGCAATTACGATTAAGAACAATATCGACGATACCTACTACGTCTGGGGCCTAGGCGAGTACGATATCGAAAAGTCAGAGCTCGATCCTCGTCCGAACATCGTGTATCGTCGGTGCGATAACGAGGCTCAGCTTCTACTGAACTTTCTCGATCACTGGGACTCCGAACGTCACTCTCCGGATGTCGTAACCGGTTGGAACACTCGGTTGTTTGATATTCCGTATCTTGTGAATCGTATCGTAAAGGTCCTCGGCGACGACATGACAAAAAAGATGTCACCGTGGAAGATCGTGAACTATCGACAGATCGGTATCAAGGGTAAGTCTCTGGATACGTATGATCTGTACGGTATTCAGCAGCTCGACTATCTCGATCTCTTTCAGAAGTTTGGTTATACCTACGGCGCTCAGGAATCATACAAACTGGACCACATTGCTCACGTCGTTCTAGGCGAACGTAAGTTGTCGTACGAGGAGTTTACCTCTCTACAGAATCTATACGAAGAGGACTTTCAGAAGTACATAGACTATAACATACGTGATGTCGAGCTCGTCGATCGCCTCGAGGATAAGCTTGGTCTGATCACTCTGGCAATGACCATGGCCTACAAAGGTGGCGTGAACTATTCGGATACCTTTGGTACTACACGTATATGGGATACGATCATCTATCGTAATCTTATGTCGCGTAACATTGTGATTCCGCCAAATCGTGAGAAGCAGAAGGTTAACTTTGAGGGTGCGTACGTAAAGGATCCTCATGTTGGTCTGCACGAGTGGGTATGTTCTTTCGATCTGAACTCACTTTATCCGTCTATCATCGTACAGTGGAACATGAGTCCAGAGACGGAGATGAGCGGTACACATCCGGGCATGAACGTCGACTTCTGTCTGAACTACGCTGACTTCAGTAGCTATACGGATCGTCACACTCTTGCAGCGAACGGTGCAAGATTTCGCAACGACGAGCAGGGCATTATTCCTCAGATCGTTGTTCAGTACTACGACGAACGTAAGACGACTAAGAAGCAGATGCTCGAGAAAAAGAAGGAACTCGAGGCGGTTGATCGTAACGACAAGCAGCGAGTCTATCAGCTCGAAAAAGAGATCTCTCATCTAGAGAATCGGCAGATGTCCGCCAAGATTTTGCTCAACTCACTTTATGGCGCGATGGGTAATCGATTCTTTCGTTACTTCTCGCTTCCGATGGCCGAGGGTATCACACTCACCGGTCAGCTTGCGATTCGTTGGGCCGAACGCGCGGTCAACGAGTTTATGAACAGGACTCTTGGTACTCAGGACAAGGACTACGTCATCGCGATCGATACCGACTCACTGTACGTCAACATGGGTGATCTGGTGAATCGATTTGAACCTAAGAATCCTATCGACTTTCTTGATGCGGCGTGTCGTGATACGGTCGAGCCGGTGATCGAGAAGGCATACGAGGATCTCTTTAAGCGATTCAACTGCTATACGAATCGTATGGAGATGTCGCGCGAGGTTATCGCAGACCGTGGTATATGGACCGCCAAGAAGCGTTACATACTTAACGTATTCGACAACGAGGGTGTGCGGTACTCAGAACCGAAGCTTAAGATCATGGGTATCGAAGCGATTAAGTCATCGACTCCCGGTGTCTGTCGCGATGCACTCAAGGAGTTGTTCAAGGTCATCGTGTCCGGATCCGAGTCTAAGACGCAGCGTGCCATCGAGCAGTTTAAGTCTCACTTCAAGACATTGCCGCCCGAGGACGTATCTTTTCCGCGCGGTGTGTCGGCCATCGAGAAGTGGAAGGACAAGCAGACGGTCTTTAAGAACGGTACACCGATTCACGTTCGCGGTGCGCTGCTATATAACTCTGCCGTCAAGGATAACGGTCTGCAGAATCGTTATCCGATGATTCAGGCCGGCGATAAGGTCAAGTTCAGCTACCTACGAATGCCGAATCCGATTCGTCAGAACGTCATATCGTATCCGGAGTATCTCCCACCGGAGCTGCAACTGCATAAGTACATCGACTACGACAAGCAGTTTCAGAAGACGTTTCTGGATCCGATCGAGCCGATTCTTGATGCGGTCGGCTGGAGCACCGAGAACAAACAGACACTCGAGGAGTTCTTTGGATAATGAGTTTAAAACCTAAGACGTATCGAATCCTTTCCGAGGCGATAGAGAACGGAGTGAAGTATGGATATCACAGATCGTACAAGCACACCGACGATC